CTGATATGGTTCCCTTGGCTTGATCTAGTTTCGGTCTAAATAACTTGTCCGCTTCTCTTCTGAACAGAGGAACTTGAGACTTAAGGGCGATCGCATCTCTCCCCATTTGTTCTAGTGGTTGTTGTCTCTCCAGTGGATTAAAGGGTTCTGTGGTTTTCTCAAAGTTCTGAGTCCGTTTAACCCTGGTTTCCCAGTCTTGAATCTGTGTTTCTAAGTCCTTAGCTTGTTTCTCTAATTGCGTCCCGACTTTCAGTTGTTTAATCCGTCCCATTGTGGACTCAACTTGATTGGTCGCATTAGTTAATATTTGCTCCGAGCGTTGAACTGAACCTAAAGAATTATCAATTTCCGCTCTCACTCGCTTTAATTCAGCCCTCAAAGAAACCAATTCATTTTGAATATCACGCCCAAAGTAGTTGTCGGGGTATAGGGGATCTGACAGGTTTTTATAATGAATTTGTAACTCATTGAGTCGGTTTTTTAAATCCTCTAAGTCTACCTTCTGAATTAATTTATCAACTGGAGCTAAAGGCATTGTTGCCTTGGTATTGGCTTGTTCTAAAGTGGTGAGTCGTTTCTTGGCATTAATAAATCCTTTGGAAGTTTGAGCATCCAATTCTTGAGCAACTGATTCAGATAAGTCCCGAACAGCACTGGATAATTGTTTTCCTTCTATTCCTAATACTTCCACTGCCTGAGTTCGGGAAATAGCTGCGGGGGTTAGATTGGGAATGTCCAGGGAATTCAATCCGAGTTTGGCTTGCTCTAATTGTCGAGAAAGTTCTAATTCCCGTTGTTGTGCTTTCTCTAATTTGGTTTGAATTCGTCGTTGTCTAGCTTCTCTAATTTTGATTTCTTCCGGTGCAATAAACGCTTTAGGATTGCGCTTACTCATCCGTCGCGCATGAACGTTAAATTTACTACCTTCTAATCGAACTTGCGCGAGTTCTAGTTCTAACTCCCTAATTTCCTGCAATGCTTCCCGTCGCCGTTGTAGTCCGACTTCCCGTTGCTTAATTAACTTTGTAGCTTGATCTTCTGGGAGTTCTTCTATAATATTTTTAGCGGTTGTTTCAATAAAATCATCTAAACCAACAACCTGTTTTTTCTCGTCAACTTCAATTGATTTTAATTTATCAATCGCTCTCTGTAACTTATCTGTGGGGATTCCCCGTTTCTTTAGTCGCTTTCTTAGGTCATCCCACGATTCCGCAGGCTTGTCCTTCAGTTCCTCGAAAATTTCCTTGGCTTCAGAACGAGAAAACCCTAGATTTTTTAACCACAAATCAGAGGGAGTTTTAAACGATTGCAACTCAATTCTTAGCTTATCCTTATCAGCCAACTCTTGTAATACTTTGAAGACCTTACTTTTTTTAGTAATCCCTTTAACACTTAACAAGTCGTCAACTGATGCTACTTTATTCTCCTGAAGATAGGAAATTAATTCATCTAACTGATTGGGTTTTAAAAATTCCTTTAACGCTTCCCTAATTTCTTCTGGTGATGCGGCGTTAAGATCAACTCCGTTCAGGATGACTTTAGGTTGAATCTCAATTGTCCCTTGACTCGGTATCGGTGCGGTTTGATTCTTCCGTCTTAATCTATTTGCTGCGGTTCCTTGTGTGGCATTGGCGATCGCCTGAATCTGAGAAGCTAACGCCACATCAACCAACTGTCTAGTTTCCCTTGTCACAATATTAGGGATAGCACCCGGAATCGCACCCGGAACACTAACCCCCCGTCCCCCTGCTTTAGTTTTAGTTAACAGAATCGCAGCTAAGATACCCGCCGCCAACCATTTAGGGGGAGCGTCAAATAACCGACGACGTTTTGATTTTTTCTCCTCCGTGTCCAGTTCGTCTTGATTCTCAGGAGTTCTCAATCGGGGAGACAACACACAGCGACAATTAACGTGCATCGGGGGTGTGTTCGCTGCGATAGTCTCTACGTCATCTAGTGCGATTGTCATACCATGTCGGTCTTCACAGACTTGACAGCGACGATCATCTAGGATTGATAGGAACACGATGTGGGAAACTAAACCCGAATCCTTATAGGACTGAAGCCGTCCTGAGTTGTAAGCAAAAGTTAACTCAGTTCGCGCTATCTTCTCTGCCCGTTTCCCAAACCCGCCATCCCCCAATTCTGAATTGATCCGCTTCAGAAGTTCAGACCGACTAATCGGATAACCCGTTTCCGGTTGAGGTTGAACCGCAGCTAATAAATGCCCTCTGATATTTCCCCACTGACTTCCTGCTACATCCTGAGCAAGTGTGTTAGCTCGATTAGCGATCGCCTCTTGTGCATAAACATTTTCAATTAAAGCGATATCAGCACCGAGAAGTTCCTCGTCCTCGTCAAAGTTTGCCTTTTCCTTTTTCTGTTGTGCTTTGATTTCGTTACTGCCATGTTTCTTCCCAATTCCCCAACCGCCTAACCATAATCCTAATAGCGATCGCTCTAACTCAGGAATTAAATTAAATTTATAATTCTCAATAGCCTTAGCATCTTTCTTCTCAATAGCCGATTCTAAATCCTTGAGTGCTTTGGTTGTGGCGCGACTCAAGGCGGTTTTAATGGTTTCTATCCCACCATTTTCTAATTTATTTAAGTTAACCTTGATTGTCTGAGGTTTGACGTATTTGGGAACCTCGGCGCGAAAATTAGCATGAATGGGATAGAAAACAGAATCAAACATTATTAATTAATAATTCTCTCTATTATTTAATTATATCTAACTAAATAGATCTTGCACTTTTTGAATAGAAATTTCTTCCGCCTTCCCCCTCTGTTCCTTGTGTTGTTGATTGATATTTTCTTGATAAGATACTCCTGAATTAAAGATAGGATTAGGACAGGATGAACCAATGATCACCGCGTCCCCTGCGTCCGGCGAACGCTTCAACCTAGCTTTAACACTTTTCTTCTTCTCACAGACAATCTGCTTATCCTCTCCCCCTTTCCCTGATAGTGAATAGCGATGAGCGGACAAATCCTCAAACACCTGTTCCTCAATTTCTCCAAGGGGAGCGATCGCTATCTTCCCTAATCTCAAGCTATCCCTAAACTGCCAATAGAGTTCGGTCTTTCGATTATTGAACTCATGGGGCTGTTCTGCACTTTCCCCAAAGGTACAACCTCGTGCTTGATAACCTTGTTGCTTAAGTCTCCCCAATGTCCCGGCTCCTACCCCCGTCCGGTCAACGGCGATGTAATGATTTCCCCCTAGCTTGCGAACCTGTTCCGCTACGATATCCGCAAGCCTGATCGTATCCTGTTCATCTCCCAAGCATTTGTACAGCGTCACAGAATAAAGGACGTTACCTTTCCATAAACTCACTGCATGGGAGTCATCACCACCATCTGCAACGTCAACTCCAATTCTCCAGGGGGATAATAAAGCTAAGTTGTCCCAATAGTCTTGGTTCGTGTCGTACCGCTCCCTTGCTGCTTTAAGCCATGTTGTAGGGATAATTCCCTCTACGTTGTCTTCTGGGAAGTTGCCCTCTACCCGTCCCTCCCAGAACACGGAAAACTCCCCTTTATCTTGTCTGACTTCCTCAATCCACTTTAGGGAAATAGCACCGGGGATAACATCACGGGGAAATTCTGACGGCCATAAATCTTGAGGCTTGACCCGTCCGGCTGTGTCGAGGACGTGAATGGCTACAGAAGGTTTAAGTCTGTGGATTAGTCTCGGTTTCCCACCTGGATCAATAGTTTGCTCTAACTGATAAGCCCAACTGACGTTCGGGTGCGTCCACGCTGGAATTGTAATGGCAGTGCGATCGCAAGCTTTAGAAAATGGCGATTGTTTATTGAGTGGGTTTCCAATTCTTAATCCTCTGTTGCTGCTACCTGTTAAGCACGATTGGAAACCATCATCAATTATTTCTGAGATACCATCCGCTTCATCTGCAATTAATAGCAGTCGTTCCGCGTGTTTCCCTTGAAATGAGTTTGTATCATAGTTCCGTGCTGTGAATCCATAAGCTCTAGCAGTTTCTGATTTCCTTAAAAACAATTCTCCCCTAGTTCCTCCTAATTTTTCCTTGTTGCGGTCATAGATTTTCCGTATCTCAGACCAAAGGATCTGCTTAACCTGGTCTTCAGTCGGTGCTGTGGTGATTGCTAAACCCTCAACGGCGAATACCCACCACAAAACACAGACCGCCGAACCGATTGATTTCCCTACCCCGTGCGCGGCTTTGACATTTGTTTCTGGGTTGTCCCTTACACTCTCAAGGAATTTCTGTTGGTCAAGCGTGGGTTCAACTCCGATAAACCTTGAGAAGCCTATGGGGTCGTTTTTGAATTTGGTTAGGGAATCGTGATCGCCTTTGACCCGTTTTTTCCGTCTAGCTTCTCTGAGTTCTTCAAGTTGCTTTTGGACTCGCTGCGTCCGTTGAATAACGCTTGACATTATTCTTCCTCATCGCCATCATCTTCTCTAAGAAAATTTAAAATCAAATCGAATTCATACAGGTCTTTATATAGTCGAGTCACAGATTCTACAGCTTTAATCCCTTTTTCGGAAACAATAACTGTCCCATTTTTTACCGCTTCAGAGCAAGCCTTAGTGGGACTTTTGTTTTTTGACAACTCCAGCAAAGAATCATTGGCGGTTTTTAGGAGTCGCGCTGCTGTGGCTTCTACCCCGCCTTCAAATTTTTCAAGGGTTGCGATTCTCCTTTCTAATTTCTTGATGTATTCCTCTTGGTTTTTTGTCATAAATTTGAGTGCCTCAACACGCTCACGTTTAATCTTGTTTTCTAATTCCTTCCAATAGGACTGCTTTTTCCAGTATCTAATTATCCCTTCACTAACGCCAATTTGTCTGGCAACCTCTCTGTTACTAAAGTGGGGGTTGTCAAGAAATATCGTTATCGCATTCGTTACTATCTCTAGCTGACTTTGGTTAATTTCGCAATACTTACGCAACAACAACACTATCAAGTTAACATAGTTCTAAATCCCTCTACAACTTGATTTATGGTTAAACCTAAAATTACTGAAACCGATGTCTCGAAATTAATCCCTGATCCGAATAATGCTCGGAAAAGAACACCACTTTCAGCAAGCGTTATCAGGAAATCGTTAGAACAATTTGGGGCGGCTCGTTCTATTGTTATTGATGAAAACGATGTGATTAGGGCTGGCAATGGCACTTATGAAGAAGCGGGTCAGTTAGGAATTGAAAAGGTTTTAGTCGTTGAGGCTGATGGCAATACGATTGTTGCTGTTAAGCGGAAGGGATTGACTGAAGAGCAATGGAAACAGTATGCGATCGCTGATAATACGGCTTCTGATTTTAGTACATGGGATTTTGAAATATTAGAGGAGTTGGCTCAGGAGATAGATTATTCTGAGTTTTTCCCTGATGATAAATTGAATGAATTATTAGAACAGCTTGGTAGAAATCCTGTTAATTCCGACAATGACTCCCCTGAATCCTCAACTCAAGAAATTGATACAGACGAGTTTGAATTTGAGTGTACTTGTCCTAAATGTGGTTTCCAGTTTAATAAACAATGATCAACTCTCACGCCTGGTTTTTGAAAGATTTAGACTCTATCCCTAAAAACGGTTTGACAGTGATGTCAACTTTTAGCTGTGGTGGAGGTTCGTCTATGGGTTATAAGTTAGCGGGTTGTGATGTTATTGCAGCTAACGATATCGACCCGGAGATGGCTTATCACTATAAGTTAAACCTAAACCCAAAACATTATTATCTGTGTCCCATCAAAGATTTGTTGACAACTAAGCTGCCTGATGAACTATTTAATCTTGACATCCTAGACGGTTCTCCCCCTTGTTCAACGTTTAGTATGGCTGGCAGTAGGGAAAAGTCCTGGGGTAAAGATAAACACTTTAGAGAGGGTCAAGCTAAACAAGTTTTATCCGATTTGTTCTTTGACTATTTAGACTTGGTTGAATACTTAAAACCTAAAGTTGCTATTGCTGAAAATGTTAAGGGAATGATTCAAGGTAATGCCAAGGGTTACGTTAAATTGGTGATGGAGAGATTCAGGGAAGCTGGGTATAGAACACAGTTATTTTTAGTTAACGCTGCTGATTGTGGAGTACCTCAAAAGCGTGAAAGGGTGTTTTTTATTGCACTTAGGAATGATATTGATAAACCTAAATTAGTGTTAGCTCCTAAGCACAGATGGATTAGTGCGGGTGAAGCGACGAGTGACCTACAACGGTTAACGGGTGATGAGATTAGAGATACTGCACCAAAACAAACTGGATTAATTTATTGGAAAACAGCAAAAAAAGGAGAGAGCTTTTCTGTAACAGTAAAAGAGCAAAAAGGAAAAAGCAGTTTTTTTAATAAATTCAGGCTTAACGATAAAATTCCTTGTGGAACTTTATCTGCGACTGACTTTGATTTTTATCATTGGAATGAATGTCGCATTTTAACCTACCGAGAATGGAAACGCCTTGGTTCATTTCCTGATGACTACCAAGCCAAAACTGACAAAATAGGGAAGTACATGATTGGAATGAGTGTACCACCTAGAATGACTGAACAAGTGGCACGGGCTGTTATTGATCAATGGTTAACTTGATTATATGACAAAGATTTCAAAAGTTTACAGGGATAGAACCCAAGCTAGTCGGGAGATTGCCAGACTAATTAATATTAATTGTTGTACAATAGTTAATATAAATGCCCTTCGCGGTACGCAAATACCCAAGGGCAGTAAATCTACATAACAGGATCACAATGATTCATTTTAGCAAAGAACTGGCTTTAAGTTTACTCGGATCTGGTAAAGAATACCCCGTTGATTTTGAAGATGTTTGATTGACAACCTATGATTAAACGTGAATTATATTTGGTAGATAGTTTAGTGTTTACCGAGACTAGGAAGCACTTAGACGACTTGCAAAAGAAAATTATCTTGATGTTACTGGAAGGTAAAAAGTATAGTGAAATTGCTGAAAAGCACGGTTATGATGAGGGATATATAGGGGATAAAAGCAGGTATCTATTTAAAATTTTGTCTCAACAGGTAGGGGAAGAGGTTAATAAACATAATTTCTGTTGGGTGTTAGAAAGGTTTTCTGAGAGTAGAAATATTGTTATCGGTTAGCTGTTTAAAATGGAGACAATCAAGGGGGTTTTTCTCGTTAAATTAATCGATCTAATTGTACCCAATCAACAATAAAAATGTTATAATGTTAATAACAATTGCCTCTCGCGGTGCGTGAACACCCAGCTTACAATTCTAATTTTTGCCTGTTATGAATTGAAACATCTATCTCTGTGTTATAATGTCAGTGCGACGGCAGTGAATTGGAGTTCACGAGTGGCTCATAACCACTAGATAGGTGGGTTCGACTCCCTCGCGTCGCTTGCGATTCCTTGAAATTCCTTTTAATGCCTATCAGGAATTGAAACGTATCTCCTCAACTTCGATGCTCTCAATTCCAGCAGAGTAAAGCAACACGAACTTAGACTCTAATGAGGAAGCCTAAAACGATAACTCATAGTCAATTGATCGTTCATAATCGTCAGCGAACCTAGCGTTCGCTGCGTTTCTTTCGACTTGTTCTTGAGTATTTGTAGTTCCTATATGCGGAACTACTGCAAACAGTTCTTCACAAAGTTGTTCAAAACGAGCGTGCTGCTCGTCTGTCATGTCGAATAGCAGGGGGAGTTTTTCAAGCTCCATATTGATTTCTTGAAATCTTCGCTCATACATCGTCATTGTTTTGTCCTCTGTGTTGTTTCATATACTTTTAATTAAAACAGAATACTTTTGATTTGTCAATAGGTAATCAAAAGATTTTAATAGGATGTTGGATATTAAAAGGCACGGAATCAACCCCGTGCTTTTTGGTTATCGGTGAGCGATCGCTACATCGCTCTAAGTAATCGATTGATAATATCGCTCCGGGTTTCCCCGGTTTTAGCAGCCAAAACGTCTAACTTGTCTAGCAGTTGCTCCTCTATATTGATTGAGGTAGTAACCCTTTTAGACTCGCCTAACAGGGGTCTACGGGCATTTTCCCTGTATCCCCCACGCTTGTCATTATTTTTCATCGTTTTAACCCTTTAGTTGACCCCTAGCCGTTTAATGTGTGGCTAGGGGAATTTGTTGATTAAAACCTAAAGTCTGGCAACTTTACGGGTTAAATCCTCGAATCTTGTCACATAGTCCGATTTTTTAGCCGATCTTAACTCTGAAGCTGTTGGAATTCGAGCCGCATTGATTCGTTGCTTGATAGCTTCGTTTCGTTCTTTCATTGAAGAAAAGGCTACTGGATACCAGGTATTTTGGAAGCCATCGCTTGTTTCGTTCGCGTAGTGATTCATCATTGCGTAATACATGGCGTTTTCCTCTGTGTTGTTTTCTATGATCTAGTTATACCAAGCATCTTTTGATTTGTCAATAGGTAATCAAAAGATTTTTAATAAGACGTTGGACATTAAAAAGCACGGGGTTTGATTCCGTGCTAGTTGGGGTGTTGAGGGCGATCGCTCTAATTATTCTCCCTCTTCAAGGCTCCAGTGAGCGTATGTTTCAACCATCTCAAAGCGGTCATCAATGGCTATGGCATGATCAACATCAAGTCTAAGGTCTAATAAGATTTCCTGCATTCTCTCAAATGGGTCAATGTCCAGGGAAGTTTTACCATCAGACATCAGCACAAAAATATGGGCATTGCACCAGCGATGGAATTCGGGGCTGATCCACTGAGCCAATAGAATAGCAATCTCAGGGTGTCCCCGTTTCAATCATCATCCATCGGTTGTCTGTTTCAATTCCTGATAGGCATTAAAAGGAATTTCAAGATCGGGGGAAATCTTCAAGGAAATGTTAATAACGTGATTGTTTCAATTCCTGATAGGCATTAAAAGGAATTTCGAGTGACTTACTCCTTGATTCTGGAGCGTTCACAGCTGTTTCAATTCCTGATAGGCATTAAAAGGAATTTCAAGTAACAGGGAGATTGGGAATCGATTGAACGTGTTTCAATTCCTGATAGGCATTAAAAGGAATTTCAAGAGATGACAACATCACCCGGATTGACGTTAGAATTCCTGTTTCAATTCCTGATAGGCATTAAAAGGAATTTCGAGATTACCAATCACTACAGAACTAACACAAGCGTTTTCGTTTCAATTCCTGATAGGCATTAAAAGGAATTTCGAGGGGAATGGCGATCGCCACGTTCACCACGAATAACGTTTCAATTCCTGATAGGCATTAAAAGGAATTTCGAGAGAAATTCTTCCTCTTTTGTGCCATAATAGAAGTATGTTTCAATTCCTGATAGGCATTAAAAGGAATTTCGAGGTGATGCTTCTTAAGCTTCAATTCATTGGCTTGGGTTTCAATTCCTGATAGGCATTAAAAGGAATTTCGAGTTCCTCAGCAAGCCCTACCAATTCCCCTCGGAGTTGTTTCAATTCCTGATAGGCATTAAAAGGAATTTCGAGCAGCTATATTATAAATATGGACAGAAGAGAGGAAAGCAGTTTCAATTCCTGATAGGCATTAAAAGGAATTTCGAGTCACCAGTTGTAAAATTTTCCTCTGTCCAACAAGTTTCAATTCCTGATAGGCATTAAAAGGAATTTCGAGCATTTAATGAAGGAGCGATAAAATCTTCACCGATGTTTCAATTCCTGATAGGCAAAAATTAGAATTCTCAGGATTCAGATCCTCCCAAACCTTCTAAGCAGACACGTTTCAATTCCTGATAGGCAAAAATTAGAATTCTCAGGTAAACAAAATCCTTATCCCATCCCCCCAC